ATAATGTTGGCTCTTTACCAAGTCCATTGCTAAATGCGTTTAAATCAACTGCAATGCCCCACGAATGCAAACTCATACTTGTTAAGCCACGCATCTTGCGAATGTTAAAGCAACCATCCCAAGTTTTCAATTCTTGAACGTACCCTGTTTTAATTAGATTGGTAAACGCTTTTTCTAAAGGTTTGACCATATCTTTGTTGCAATATATTCTTTTAGGTATCACACCAATCTCTAAATGTGTTGGTACATCCCATAAAGTCATATAGTTATTCTTTTCAGATGGTTGCCCATACTTCTTTAGTGCATCTCTTGAATAAATCATTTTATTGTTCTTTATAGTATTCTTCTATTTTAATTCCAGCTTCTTCTTCATTCTTCATAATCAACTGCACATTGAAAATGATTGCAGATAAATGGTCTTCATCTCTATCTCCTAATTCGTATTTAGCAAGATGCCTGTGTAAACTTTCAAGTGCTGCTTCCGTTGGTTGACCCTTTTGCCAGTTGTTCTTACCATACTTATTAGCACCCATACGAAGTAAATAACCAAATCGTAAACGAACATAAGCAGACAAATGATTTACCAATGGTTTATTGGTATCATCATCCCTTTGGCTACCACTTTCAAAAATACGTTTATTATCTATCACATTGTTTTTGTTTTTAAATGAATTATCTTCTAACGTAGTTGATGCAGATGCTTTTTGCCACCATTCCATTGTATCGTGTGTTATTGTCATCGTCTGTGGATTATTTTTCTTAATGCAGTTCTAATTTCTTTCAACTCGTACTCTTTTATTTGTTTCAATTTCATCAATGCATCAATCTTTTTTTGCCTTGAAATTTCTTCTGCTAATGCTTCCAATACTTTCATCTTATAAATACTCAATTTTAGCACCTAAATCCATTGGGATAAATAATGCAATCTTTCCATCAATAACAATCCCACAACCAAGTGTAGGTTTCTTTGCATATACTTTACCATAAGCCATAGCGTATGCACGAACATCAATACCACAACCCACGTTCATACCGAAAATCATATCTCTATCACTTGCCGAGTAATTAACCCCACCAAATGAATGTATATGCCCGATAACTGTTGATTGTCTATTATCTCTTGCACGATTTATAGCACCTTGTGCGCCACTTGAACCAGTACCATGAATGTAAAGCACGTTATCTATGTCGTGTGAATATGCCCATTCCCATCCATCGGGATAGCCAAGCATTTCATTATACGTTTTAAACATTGCTTTTGGTAAACCAGCAGTTTGTAGTTTACGATGTGGTAAACTTGAATGATTGCCAATACAACCTTGTACTTTTGGGAATGCCTCCCACCATTGTTTGTGTTCTTTACGAGCAAGGTCTAATTCGTTACCGGCTGAATGACCATCCGGGTCGCTTTCGTGGTAGGAAATAGCGTGGAAATCAGTATCATCGCCAATATCTACAATAGTATTAACTTGAAATTTATTAAATACCTCATATACAAATTTGAAATAATCGGGATGGGTGAATGGTGCGTGTCTATCTCCAATGATACCCACCACATTTGAACTACGAAATGATTTTATTAAATCGTATTCACTTTCGTTTAGGCGTGGTCTATACATAGTTTGCTTAATTGTTTAAACAAAAGTAAATCAAAAAAGAAATTGTTTATTTTAATGTTGAAAGTTTATAAGAAAACCTTTTTTACCAAATCAATAATGGTATAACCACCAGCAATTCCAGCACCAACTAAAAAGAAGTAAAAATGCTTAAACTTTTGATTAATACTTTCAATGTCTTTTGTGTTTTTATCGGTCTTTTCTTTGATGCCCTCACCGATATAATCACTTCCTAAAATAGCATCTTCTATATTTTGTACTTTATGCGTTAACTCACGCAGTTCGGTAAATACTTTCTCCAATGTTTGCATCTCCTTTTGTGTCATAACTAAACTCCATCGGGTAATGTGTAACTACTTGGTACTGCGCATCTATCAGCAACGTATGGTAACGCTAATGTGATTTGCGCTTGTACTCCTGCAACTAAATCAGAAAGGCGTTCATTAAAGAATGTAATTGAAACATTTTGACCTAAAACAAAATCCCATTTATCGCTTTGTAACTGTGCAATAATATCTTGGCAAATTAACATTTGGTCAGTAATAACTTGGTCTTCGTTTTTTTCATCACCGAAAACTAAATCGGCAAATATGATTGATATATTAAAATTGAAAACCTTACCACTTATATTTGAGTTTTGCATTGTGCAATACATCAAAGGATAAGTAACACTTTCGCTTTCACCTATCTCCCAAACATCGCCCCAACCAAAATCATTAATTTGGTAGTGCGCATCGGCTAAATCATTTAGAATTTTTTTTACCTGTGTTATTGTCATTTGTTTTCACTTGTTGCAAATAAACTTTTAGTTTACTTACATTCTTTACGGAATAATCTTTAGCCATTAATCTCTATAATCTACACCAAGCGCACCACTTTCGCTTTGGTACATATCAGAATAGTTCTTATATTCTTTTTTAGTATCTCCTAAATAGAAACCATTTGAATAGCTTGTAGTATTTGGGTGGATTGTATCTACACCATTACCCGGATTATCGTATAAAGGATAATCGGTATTATTTTCGCATAAGTAGTTTGTGATGCGTTGTGCATACCACTCTGCTTTATTCTTGTAATACTCCATAACATCAAATAATTCTGATATAGATGGAACATCACTATTTTCACTTGTTTTCTTTAGTACGTTCTTATTAGTTAATTTAAAACCTAAAGACATAACCATTTCAGAAGCTACATACCAGCACAAGCAGTCGGTAACATAGTTATTTAAAAGCGTTTCATTTAATACGCTTACATCATCATTTGCAATTTGTGTTTGCAATTCTAAATATAAACCTGTACCCAAGATTGGCTCAATGAACATATCTTGTGCTTGTTTGATTGTAGGCTTAATTAACTTTGGGTCTACATTATCTTGCAAAAGGCTTCTATCCTTTAGCGTTTGTTCCGAAATAAATAAAATATTAACACTCATTTTTTATCTTTTTTCAACTATTATTTGTTTAACCCAGCGATGTCTGCAATATGGTGTAGTTATTTTTGTTTCGGGATTGTAATAAAATCCACCTCTTCTTGCCCATACGCTATATCCAAGTTCATCACTTACATCTTGAATATCTTTACGAGTAAATACTTTTTTTAATTCAATTAAATCTTTACAAAAATCTCTTGTAGTTCGAATTATTGGCGCACCAAGTCCCGGTGTTACTTGATATTGATAAAAAATCTTAACATCTGCTAATGGTCTTCTTGCATTTCTTTGCGCACGACCTTCACTTGTTATTTCACGCTTTATAACTCTTTCTCCATTGTCATCTATTTCAGTAGATGAAATTAAATTATTTGCTTCTAAAGATGCTATTGTACTTCTTACAATATCTTTATCTACTTTCAAAGCAAAAGCAATGTCTTCGATATTAATTAATGGATTTTTTCTTATTAAATCAAGAACCGAAGATTGTACTTGCGTAATTATAATATCAATACCAGCAAAATTTTCATCGTGTAACTCATTGCCTTGTGCATCAAATCGCATAGGCATTTCTTTTATCACAACAAATTTATCTTCATCTTGACCATATTTACTAAAAACCTCGATTGCTCTTTTATCATCTTCAGCAGTAAATGCCTGTGGTGTTGCAGGAGTTCCGATATCTTGACCCTCTGCTTTTGGAGTTAATCCAATTAAAGCACGAATTTCATTTGCAGTCATACTTTCAAGAACCTTGTTTGCAACCAATGGAGAAAGTGAATTAATACCATTGATAACATCTTGTTGTGATGTTTCAAGTTTTTGAACAATGGCAGGTAATCCCAGCTTTTCACGAATTTCATCTTGGGTCATATTAGAAGCAATGATTGCTTCGCTAAATTCAAACCCTAATGGCTCGGTAGGTTGAATATGAAAATCCTCGTTAATACCAAATAAAGGTAAGATATAACCAAACCATCTTTCAATGAATTGCTGCTTACCATTTACATAAGTATTTTGGAATATCTCATAAGCAGTACGCATTTCGTTTCTCGCACCCAAAGCACCCTCTGTAGCGATGCCAAATAGTGAAGCCGATGTAATACGATGCCCCGAAAAAATCTCTTGTTGTATGGTCTTATTTAGCAAATCAAATTGTTTGTCTAAATCAGAAGCCGAAAGGTCTAAAACAGTTGGTGCTTTTGCAGGGTCGTTATTGAAGTTGATAATAAATTTACCAGCATTCGCTTCTCCTGCAAACTTTTCTTTCATCTTGCGTTCGATAGTGCGTTGTTCTTCTTCGCTTGGCGTACCATTATTGAATGAAATCAATTTAGATGGCATCATTCCGTTATGGATAGCGTTTAAGTGAAACTCACTAATAGCAACATCAAGTTCAATGTAGTTCATCGCACCTTGATACGTTGGCAAAGTATAAGTATCTACACCCGGTCTATATTCCTTAATGTAAATAATTTGTTTACCACTCTTATTATTTTCATCAAATGCACCAATACCTTCAATATCATCGGGTTTTTGTTTTAAATCCCATTGGTCAGATACATAAAAATAAGTATTATCTACGTTTGAACGTACTTTGTTGTAGTCAATATGGTAAAGCGAAGTAGCAGTACCAAATGGATTGTAAATAACTTCTAAATAACAACCTCCAAAAGTTTCAATATCAAGTGCAACCTTTTCTAAAATATCGTTTATGGTTTCGCCATTACGATTGATGTTTTCTTCTACCAAATATTGTTTGGTTTCATCTTCAAATACAATGCCTTTACCAGCTATAAAGTTGGCTTTACCATTTACAATAGCGTTATGCTTTGCCGAAGTATTTAAAAGCGAAAGCAAATGAGCAGGGTACTTGTTATCAGCACCATACGAAACCCATTCTTGATTCTTTTTCTCAACAAATTTAGGTTGAGAATATTCGCTAAAATTAATTGTTATTAAATCGTTCATTTACTTATGTCTTTATTGCCTTGTTTTTTGTTGCTATATTCTTGTAAACCCAATCTTATTAGCAATTCTTGAACAAGATAATTGTCATCGTTGCACCACTTATCTAACTTGTTCTTATCTATAAATATAATTTCTTCCAAACAAATACAATTTTGTTCATCACATAGTTGGCACGTTACGTTTATTCCTTTATCAAACAATGTATATCTAAATGGTAAAATGTTTACCGATGCTATTGTTCGCTTAACGCTACCTACTTTTAATTCGGTTGAAAGTACCTTAATCTTCAAAAGTATTTGTATTTATTATGTAACCTATATGTTCAGTTACCCAATTATAATCAGTAAATATTTCTTCATCTTTAGATATACCATTTGATACCAAAATTAATTCATCTTCATTTACAACAAGAGATGTATTGGGTGTTAAACTATGATTACAATATCTTCCTAAAATTTCAGTTTCATACCAATTACAAAACATACCTTCATTATATAATGTTCTAACACCTTTAGATATATCTTTACAACACCATATACCTATTTCCGTACCTAATGAAATATCTTGCGTAGCAAATACGCCATCACCATTAATTTTTGATTGTCTTAATTCAAACATAATTAAAATTCCGGTCCTATTACTTTAATATTGTGAGTTAATATATTATTTGCAAAATAAGTATGTGAAATATCTGATAACATTAATTTGTAAACCATTCTTGGTTCTGTATTAATTTCAATACTTGTAACTTCAATTAAATTTCCTTCGTAATTATATAAATAATCTCCAACTGCTAAATGTTCCATATTAATCATTCTCCAAATATTATTAACCCTTGCAAGTTGAATGTGATTACGAGTTGCTTCAAGCAATCCATTATTAACAATGATTGTATAATAAACTTCTTCGGGATAAAATTTAGATATTGGAGATGTAGTTCTTGTTTCTATTAAATCATTTGATGACCACATATGTAATTCGTGTACATTATTTGTATCTTCAAGTGTATCAATTAAAACAGATTCTAATTCAACTCCTTCAGACAATGTTTCAATTAATGCTTCCGTACCATCTGCTAATTTAATAATTGTACCTGCAACAAAACAAGGTGGTGGTGGTTCTGCTGCAAAAAAACTTCCGGTAATAGTAATATTTTCACCACTTAATCTCGTATAAGTACCGGAATATATACCACCACCAAAACTTACACCCGAATTACCGGAAAATAAATAACCTCTTAAATTTGTATATACATATAAATTAGAACTTCCATAACAATCAAAACCGGAAAATCCTTGAAATGTATCTCCAGTATTAATAGTTCCGGTTACAGTATTTGCACCAGCAGTTCCTATATAATAACTTCCATTTTTTAATCCGGATGTATCTGAACAAAACGAAGAATCTGTATTTGTTACAGTATAAACTCCACCAGCACCATATCCATAAAAATCACTTATTTTATCCGGTGTAGAAAATCCAGCTAAAGAAGAAAGAGTCCGAAGGCTTCCATTAGAAGTCCCGAATTCTGTTCTTATTTGATTAATACTTAATTGACCGGATGAAGGTAGTGGCATAATTATTCTTCTACAGGTGGTACAACTTCTTCATTAGATTCATAAGGTAAAGGAGTTGGCTGATATTTTGGTGCAATTTGATTGCTAATGTCTTTAGCAATTACTTCTTGCATGTGTTCGGGATTTACTATTGATTCCAACCAACTTACAATTTCTGCTTCAGTTAAATCTTGTAATGGAATAAATTCAGAACCACTAATCGGAGTTGGCACAGGAGTTGAACCAGCAAATACTGCTGATAATGAACTATCTTCATCAACGCCAGTATAATTGTAACGAATTCTTGTTACTACATCTGTCAATCCATCTAAAGATGGAGCCATAAATAACTCTGTAGGCTTGTATGTATAAATAATTGCCATAATTTTATTTGTTTATTAATTTATTTACTAATTCTTTTAACTCTTCTATTTGATTTTGTTGTTCTTTCATAGCTTCAACAACCAAAGGCATAAGCCTTCCGTAATTAAAAGTTTTATATTCTTTTGATATAGGAGCTTCTTTTATAATTTCCGGAAGAATAGCTTCTACTTGTTGAGCAGATAAACCAACTTCGGGTTTTTTATCATATCCTAAAGATTGAGCAAGTTCGTTTGCTTCATAATAAAATCCATCTAAAGATAATATTTTTTCTAAAGCATTTTCAATGTTACCTTTTCTATCTTTTAATCTTTCATCTGAATAGTAAGCTACAACATCACCAGCTACACGAATAGAATCTCCGGTTGCCGACCCATCAAAATAATATGCAGTATTATTAGCATCATAAAATATAGTACCATATACTGCTCCACTAAAATTAGAATATGCAGAATAATTACTAGAATTTAATATTGTTTTCCAAGCAGTCCAACTAGTATTATTGTTTATTGATTGTCTAAAAGACATAGAATCATTAGTCCCAAATCCTAATTGATTATACCAAGCAATTCCTCCTGTTATTGTTAATAAAGAACCATAACTTGTAGGAGCATTTGTAGCACTAGTTGTCCAATAAGTTGTTCCATCATTTAATACTCCATTTAAAGTTTCATTATTACCATTTACTTGTAATAATGTAGGTTTACTTGTTATATTACCCCAAGCTACAGAACTAGCAGTTGCAGCATTTCCCGATATACTAATACCCCAAGTACCACTTGCCCCACCACCTGTTAATGTTGGTGAATATGAATTATAGTTACCACTATTTAGATAATAAACCCAACCACTAAAACTTCCATTGGTAACATTTCTTTGAGCCAATCTATTTGCATTATCTTCCCAACCCCAAGCTATTTGTGTACCCCAATAACCACTACCGTTACTATGTCTGTAATTATCATAAAACCACCAAGAACCACCGGGACTATTTGTAACACCGGAATCATCTCCACAATGACGCATTGTTCCAGCAGGAGTGCTATTAAAATCTGTATTTAAGTTTCCGGAAGTTCCAAATCTTGATAATGAAACATTTGCTTTATATAAAACACTATTATCGGCAGGGTCTAAATAAAAATTAGTATTACCGGAATCATAGAATATAGGCGCTCTCATATCACTTGTAGCGTATGCAGTACCACTCACTTCTAATTTTTGGCTTGGACTTGTTGTTCCTATACCTACGTTTCCATTACCTTGCCAAGTCATAATGTTACTTGACCACCCAGCAACATCAGAACCTATACCTATTTTATTTCCGGAAGCACCACTACCAGCTAAATATCCTTTAAAAGCAAAAGCAACATCATCTGCTTCTGAAAATGAAATAATATTTGTTCCGTCTGTTGTTGATATAAATGGAAAAGATAAACGACCCCTAATGTCTAATTTACTTGTAGGACTTGTAGTTCCAATACCTACGTTACCAGCAGCAGTGATTCTTATTCTTTCTGATGAAACACCACCAGTTGTAGTTTGAAATGCTAAAGCAGAATCAATCGCAGTACTTAAATAAGTAGCAGATATTGTTGAAAGCCCTGTTGCATTTGAAATAGTGATAGCATTACCATTTGTAGAACCATCAGAAAAAACTCCTGATATAGCATTACTCCCAGTCCCTGTACTTAAAGAATGGAATCTACCAAAAGGAGAAGCTATACCAATTCCTACATTAGTTCCATTGTCATAAATTAAACTATTGCCAATAGAAGAAGTACCGGTAAATTTGGCTACATAATTTGTTGTTCCACTACCCGATAATCCGGCAGCAATAGTCCAACTTCTATCAGCACTTAAATCATAAGCAGTACCATTGATAGTTAATGTTCTTGTTGAAGGTACTTTGTTATTAAACGTAGTCCAATCGGTTGAAGATAAATATCCATTTACTGAAGATGTAGCAACCGGTATTGAAATTGTATTTGTTGAACGTGATAATGGAGATGAAAAAGTTAATACGTTTTCTTTACCATTAAACGTAGTCCAATCAGCAGAACTTAACGCACCACGATTTGTTCCACTTGCAGTCGGTAGATTAAAAGTATGGGTATCGGTAGCCGAAGAAATAGCAAAGTCAGTTCCACTTGTTCCTACTGCAAAATATTGCACTTGTTTTGTAAGTGAATTTAAAGCAGTAATACCTGTTGAAAAAGTAGTTATAACTTGGCATAAATGACTATTCTCGGTATGTAATGTAATTGTTCGTCCACTATGTGTAACATAAACACGAATAGCCAATCTATCGGTTAGCGTTAATATTGTTTGTGGTACTGCAAGAGCAGTTGTATATAAGTCAATAACAGTTCCACCTGTAATACCTTCGGGTGTTGTAGAATTACTTGCAATTAAAGTAAATGCAGTTCCATTGTATTTATAAAGTTCAACGTAGAATGATGGAGAACCACCACCCGATGAAGCACTAAAGTACATTTCAAAATTCCAATTACCACCCGGAATTTCTAATAATGCAGGGTCATTGACATCGGTAATGAATTGACTAATATATCCATTGGCATTAATAGTAAAATCAGTACCTGCACCAATAATTGGAGTTTTATTAAATTCGTAATAAGTGTTACCAAGAATTGTTCCTTGATTAACACTACCATTCATATAATAAGATACCGAAGAACCACCACCACCTGTTGTTGGGAAGTTTGCTAAAGTACCATCTCCACGAATATACTGCGAAGCAAGACCTGCACCGGTAATTGCAATCGTACCATTGGCAGTTAATGGA